TGTGGTTTCGTGAGCTTTGGCGACGTGGGGTTGGGTCTGGTTTGTTCAAGCAAGGCAGTCGAGGCAAGATTCCGGTTGGCCCAGGCGGGGTAAGTCCCGTTCCGGTACGGCAGTCGAGGCAAGTCATGTCCCGTTGGCGTGTGTTTAGGTAAGTTGTGATCGTGGCAGTCCAGGTGGCGCGTGTCATGTCAAGTTACTGTGAGGCAAGATTATGGCAGTTTTGTCATGTTGTCGTGCCGTGGGGTGGCGTTTGTCCTGTTATGGACGGCAGGTTTTTGCTAGAGTTGGTCTCTCCCTAATACAAACCAACTCTAGCTCCAATTTTTTTTTATTTTGGTAGTGTGCTCGTACAAACCAAGCCTCAGCGATGCCCGCGCCAAAGCTTCGCTTTGTCAGCTACATCGCCTCGACGCTTCCGGCCATCCTTTGGGCACCGCACTGCGTGCGTGCCGTCGGATGCCTTCAGCGGTTTGTACCTTCGCAAATTTAAACTTGGCACTCGTACAAATTTTCGCACGGCGCGCTTGACAGCACTTGCGCTAAAATTTGTACCTTTAATGTTCTTGGTACAGAAACTTCGCAAAAATACGCCGACGGACACGGCGTATCTTTTGCTTAATCTTGTACGATAAGTCAGTTTTTATAAATTTAAATGTCTTTGCTCGTGCGAGCTACAACGCTCGCACATTCGCAGAGAGTATGTATATATAGGAGTAAAATATGCAATTTATACAAAAATTATTACCTAGTTTTTTAGGTGTATTTAGTAAATATGGAGGCCATATGGCTACAAGATTATTTCGAGCTACTTTTGTAGACGCTTTTTCACAAAATACTATTGTAGTGGAGTTTGAAGCTCCATTTCCAGTAGATACTGAAAATGTAGATTACAAAAAGTTAGCTACACAAAGGTTGGGTGAGATGATACGAAACGAACAAGTGAAGATTCGTGACATCGAACCCGTTGAACAATAATTATTTGATAAGAGGAGTAAATCATGTCAGATACAACTATGCAGACCGTTACAGCAACGGATCTCAAACAGGAGATACGCGATAACATGCGTATCGGACTTAACACCATGATCTGGGGTGGCCCTGGGATTGGTAAATCAGAAATACCACAACAGGTGGCAGATGAACTCAACATACCCTTGCTTGATTTTCGTGCCAATCTATTCGACCCTGTCGATGTTCGTGGTATACCTTACACAAGGGACGACCTTTCAGTCGCTTCAGGTGCTATGAAGATAACTTCGTGGGCACCACCAGATATTTTTCCTAACGAAGAAACGCATGGCCCTCGTGGTTTGTTCATGATTGACGAACTACCAACTGCGCCACCTGCTACACAGAATGCGTTTCTACAACTTCTACTAACTCGTCAGGTTGGTGACTACAAAATGCCTGACGGTTGGTCATGTCTTGCTGCAGGTAATCGTCTAACAGACGGTGCCTCAGTCTACCAAATGCCCTCACCTGTAAGAAACAGACTGATGCATTACGAACTCGAGCCGAGCTTGGATGCTTGGTGCGAGTGGGCGCTAAAAAACGAAGTCAATACTACTTTGGTTTCTTTCATGCGTTACCGTCCTAACCTTTTGTACAGTTTCAAAGCTGATGAGTATGCTTTTCCTACTCCTCGAAGCTGGTCATTCGTCGACAAGCGTTTGAGACTAACAAAAAACATGGATGATTCAAGATTGTTCTTTGGTATTGCTGGTGCTGTTGGCACAGGCCCTGCTGGAGAATTTCTTGCGTTTGCAAAAATTGCAGACAAGTTGCCAGATATTGACAACTTGATTGCTAATCCTAGTTCATACATGCCATCGGAAGATCCTGCGGTATTGTATGCACTTACAGGTGCAGTGGCTTCTAGGGCTGAACCAGCCAAACTAGAAAATATTATGAAACTTGGTAAAAAGATACCTACTGAGTTTCAGGTCGTTTTGGTCAAAAGCATTCTTGCAATTGACAGAGCGTTATTCAATCAACCTACAATACAAGACTGGGTTCGTGTGAACGCAGATGTTGTATTGTAACAACGGAGAAAATTATGGCTACAGTTCGTATGTCAAACAAACTCGTTAGTGATCTCTGCAAAGAGTATGAGAAAAGCTATGAAAATACCAAACCAATGCCAGAGTATCCTGCGTCTCTTGGTGATGCTATTTATGATACTCATGTCAAACCTATTGTTGACAGAATCAAAGAAGCATCAAAACTTGATGATGTAGATTACTTTGATTTGGGTGAACAAGATGAAGACTCTTCATTTTTCGTCAATCAAAGTGATTTGAGCATACGGTTTGAAACAGAGTGTTATGATCATAAAGAAAGAGATTCTGCTTACGACAATTTACCTTGGGATATTCAAAACTGGGTTAAAGAGTATGAACGCAGTACTGATACACCAGAGATTAGAAGCGAAGAAATACCTCTTTCAGTAGAACAACCACTACTAAGAGGTGAATCTTATCGAAGTTCATTACCTTTCAGTCTTTACAAAGCTCCACAAGATGAGGCAGTTATGAAAACTCTTGAGCTAGCTAAAGCAAGGCGTATGTACAACATTAACAAACAAAATGAAATTGCTAAGTTTGCTAAGATGTTACTTCGTTTTCAAACACTTAATCAAGCATTGAAAGCATGGCCCGGTGGTGCTCTAGCGTCTATGGTGCAAAAGGTTGACCCAGATAAAATGGTCACTATTCACAAGAAAGCAGAGCGTAGAGCAAAAGCTAAACAAGACAAAGGTTTTGTTGAGCAACACGCTGGCGATTTCAACGCTGTGATTCTTGGTTCAACATTATTAGGAGATGATGACTAATGGAAGATATCAAAACAGCTTTTACTCGAGCTCGTTCTTCGTTGTTGTTGAAACAACCGTTCTTCGGTACGCTCTGTCTTCGATTGGGAGCAGAGTTTACCGAAGACATTCCAACAGCAGGAACGAACGGCGAAAAGCTACTAATCAATCCCACATTCTTTCTCAAATGTACAGCTGAGCAAAGAGTTGGTTTGCTTGCTCACGAAGTTATGCATTGTGTTTACATGCATGTAATTCGTCTCAATGAGCGTGACCCATTTCTTTGGAATGTGGCTGGCGACTATGTAATCAATCTAGTCGTCACCGACGCTGGCATGATATTGCCTGAAGGCGGACTACTTGATGAAAAGTATCGTGACATGTCTGCTGATGAAATTTACACCACTCTGCAAAAGAATGGCGGTGCAGAAGCATTGTCTGGATTGTCTGACTTTGACGGTACTTGTGTTCAACCTAATCCGTCTTTGACAGACAGCGGTGCACAAAGTAAACATGAAGCAGATATGCGAGTTGCTGTGCAACAAGCAGCTGAATCAGCTAAAGCACAAGGTAAACTGCCTGGTAGTTTGTCTAAGCTTGTCGATGAGATTGTCTCACCACAAGTTAATTGGAAACAAAAACTTGCACGATTCTTGAAAAGCAACAACAAATCAGATTACAGCTGGCAAAAACCTAATCGTAGGTTTGTTGCTAACGGTTTGTATCTGCCTAGTTTGTATTCACCATGTATCGAAGAGCTTGGTGTCATCGTTGACACTTCTGGTTCTCGTACTGATGAAGAGCTTAATCAAGACTTAGGCGAGATATCTTCTATGTTGGTTGATGCTAATGTAGAAAATGTTCGTTTCATGCAAGCAGATACTGAAGTGACCGATGAACAAACATTTACAAGAGAGTCAATGCCTTTGAAAGTCACAATGAAAGGTCGAGGCGGTACAATGTTTGGGCCAGCTATTGCAGAAATGGCAGAGAAATATCCAAGTATCTCTTGCCTTATTTATCTTACAGACTTGGAGTCAAACGACTTTGGAAGTGAACCACACTTTCCAGTTGTTTGGATAACTAACTCAGCTACGGAGGCGCCTTACGGTGAAATTATCGAAGTCAATTAAGCGTATGAAGAAGTACGCAAGAAATGGAGTTGTAGTTCTTCTTGGCACACTTGCAATTGCTATCGTGCTACAACATATTCTAACTTTCATGCTACTAGCTCTAGTGCTAGCTAGCATGTTTTACATATTGAGGTACAACTATGCCTAGTATATTGTCAAGTATTACCACAGCTTTGTGGATACTTATCGAACTAATTCAATTTGGCTATATGGCTTATATTATGTGGAGGCAACGCAACAATGCTCACTATCGGAATATTCAGCGCGCTAGGTCTGCTTTTGCTAGCGCTTAAAGCTGGTGGTCGTAAGACTATTGGACATGACATCTTTGCTGATGTGCTAATTACTGCAACACTTATGGTTGCTTTCTATGGTACTTACAGCGGTATGACTGCTGCTATGGTTGGCGGTCTTACTGCTTCTCTTATACTATATGTTATGCGTAAAACTATGGTACATGAGAAACTAAAGCTTGAGTCTGTAAACAAAAAAGCACTTGGGTTCAACTTTGCTGTGCCAAAGTTGAAATGGGAAACAAAACAGCCAGACTGGCGTAAGCACAATCAATACTCTGATGATCAGGGTTTGTAAAGAAAATGGCTAAATTAATGCGTAAAGCACAAGAATGGGCAGAGTGGCATGGTTCTTGGTTAGAATATTCTTTAAATGAGTACTTTGATACTTTTTCTGTAAAACACATAAAAAGAAAAGCTCTTGCGTATATACTTGAAGATAATGTCACTATGGATGAAATTTCTTATCTTTTCTTTTTTGAAGCTTTTAGAGATTGGTTAAAAATTAAAGCAAAACGTGAGATGTACGATAATCCTGATGCTGTACCTACCCCTGCAACTATTGATACAATGTTCGAATTAGAAATACCAATAGTTGGAGAGATGTATGAAACATTTTGCGAACACTACGGAATATAGACAATTTGCTCTTCGTATGTATAAGAAGAATTGCACTGAACGCCGTGCTTATGGCATGGAAGTTTATCCTACTTTTCAAGCATACGAAGAGTCCAATCGGAATTTCTTGAAAAAGAAATATCGTAACAGTTAGTTGATACAACCACCTGTGGAGCCTAGTGCGGCTAGAGGTCCGAAAGCGTATACGTCTCCTAAGAATCGATGCAAGATAAGCGTTGATGTACTCAACGAAACTTTAAGTTTATACTTATGATTCTAAGCGGGTCAGAGACCAAGCTAACTGTTACGAACCAATTAAGGAGTAATTATGGATAATGTAAATCAACCCCCACATTACAACACTGGAGATATCGAGTGCATACAAGCTATTCAAGCTTCAATGACTACTCGACAATTCCAAGGCTACTTGAAGGGCAACATTATTAAATATATTTGGCGTTACGAATATAAAAATCAAAAAGAAGACTTGCGAAAAGCTCAGTGGTATTTAGCAAGGCTACTTGAAACTTATGATTATGGAGAAAAAAATCATGAACAATCGACATCGATACAACAATGAAAATTCAAGGTGGTGTGACCAAAACAATGTGCCATATCAAAGAAACGGTTTTTTGTTTGGCCCTACAACTGTTGAAGATCAAGTAACAGGTAATACTTTTTACACTACTAGGTCTAAAGATTATAGTTGGTTAGAATTACCTGACCATGTAAAACCAGAACAGATATTTAACGAAGGCGATTGGCTTATCGCTGAACATCAACAGGGTTACATTCGTTGCAAAGTCACTGGCTTTTCACCGCGTGCCGGTAATCTTATTGTTGAGCGTTATTACAACGACCAATGGATGCATGTAATACCTGATGCACCGCGTAACTTATTTGAACGAAATATTCATTACTTACGACAAAGTGGTAAACATTATGGTTATGGCACAGGGGATTGGCTTAGACAAGCTCAAAAACCTGTAGTTGATGCTAAAGCCGAAGGACATACTGTAAAACCATGGGCATGGTTTGCAGTACCAAAAGAATCTATATTTAAACTTAACTTACTAGGAGTAAACCTATGAATATCTTTGCTGTAAATTCAGATCCAAGAATAGCTGCATTAGAACTGCCAGACAAACTTATACCAAAAATGATTGTTGAATCTGCACAAATGTTATCAACTGCACATCGCGTGCTTGACGGTGATGCAACCGCAGATGCTAAAGGTTTGTATCAGAAAGCGTACGAAAACCACCCCTCATGTGTTTGGGTACGAGAAGACGCAATGAACTATTGGTGGTTATGGATGCATGCACTAACACTTTGTGAAGAATACAAGTGGCGATTTTCAGTAGACGGTAATCTTAAATCTCATAAAACTGTACCTGTAATACATGCATTACAAGAGCTACCAATAAATATTCCAAAAGAAAAACAAGGTAGGCACGCCGTGTTAGAAGACTTACCTTTATGTATGCCTGATCAATACAAAGAAACTGGTAGTCGTTGGTACGGTTATGCTGTAGATTGTTACCAAAAGTTTGTTACTCAAGACAAACCTTATATGCAAGATGTATTTAAAGCTTACACTCGTGCAATAACAAGCAAATCCGAAGACTCAACCTTGTCTTCGATAGAATATCCGCCTCGATGGGTAGCTGAGAATGCTACAGCCGAGCAGATGAAACACATCACTTTACACAAATTAATGAATCCAGAGAGTGCAGTATGAAAACAAATATACCAATAGAGCTTGATGACTCTGAAAGAAATCATCTAAACAATATTTATCATAACAATAAAACTAAAAAACTAATTACTAGAAAAGATTTAGTTAATTTAGTAAATCTTATGATTAAAGAATTATTAGCAGAAGATGTAGGAAACTTTAGAGAAGTAACATCTAACATAGCAGAAGAAGGCTATAAATATTATTTTAATGGTCAAAGAGTAACTGCTGAAGTATTTGAAGGCGGCATAGAACGTTGGTTAAAAAATGACAAAAACTAAAATTAAACACGCAGGAAAGCTTAGTCCTCAACACTTACAACATATTCGTATCGCATTAAAACGAAGAGGTAAACTATGAAAATTAAAAAAGCAATAGCTGTCGTAGATGATTTAATTACTTGCGAAATGGAATGGTCTGATGACAAAAAAATGAAGAAAGAGCTTCAAAAAGCATGGAATAAAATTCGAGAGGTTTGCGATGAGTGAAACAATAATATCTATATCAGAAGCTATAAAAATTGTAGAAACATTTATACAAGATATGGCTGACGATAAATTAGATACTGGTGATGAAGAAAAGTTAGCAAAAGCTGAAAAACAGTTTGCCAGACTAGAACACGCTATGCGTATAATCAAGAACCGTTTATAAAGCGACACCCCCCGCCCAAACATACACACAAAAAGAAAAAGGGCCTACAAAAGTAAGCCCTTTTTACACTTTATTGATACTAGGAGAAAATCAACTCCTAATAGTCTAAGTTATGTTTTTACTATTGTCTAGCTAAAATAACCTATAACTGTAATTGTACCAGCAGCACCTGTGCCAGGGCCTACTTGTACATGAATATCAATAGTATCGTCTGCAGTAAACTCGATTGGTTCGATAGCGTCATCATCTGCACTAAGTGCACTGAAGAGCTCGATACCACCACCTTGAGCAATAGTTGAACCATCTTTAATTGCAGTAGAGTTAGCACCAGTAGCAGTTGTGCTGTTACCGTAACCAATATCTAATACAATTGCTGGTGAACCATTTGTGTCAAGGTCAGTAGATACTACTCTCAACGCGTGCAAAGTTTCCCCTGCGTATACGTTTAAAGCTTGTATCACATCGTTTAATACTAAGACAGGAGTAGAAATAGTAGCTTTTCTTGTGAACATTTGTCCTTCAGGAAAACCTTTAAAAGCTGAATTGCTTTCTACATTTCCACTTTTTCTTAACGTTGCTATGCTTGGCATATCATCACCTTTAATATTAAAAGTTATATTTACGTACCACTTGCAAGTGTGATACCCTTAATTCACAAACATAAAGCATTTAGGATAAATGTCAACAGTCTAGGAGGACTAATATGTCAACATATGTAATGGTAAAACGGAATACCAAAAGTCCGTATACTTACCCTGACCTGCACGCCCCGTATATACAATTTAAGAAAGTTCCCATGTCTACTGCTTTTAACATGGTAAACGCACGCGTAGGTTGGGAACGTGCCAAGAAAGGTGATTATGAACATTGGCAAAAATTAATGATACAAATGAGGAGATCCAGATGAATGTAATTACACTCGACTTTGAAACTTATTACGATACAGAACATAGCCTGGCACATCTCAGTGCTGTGCAGTACGTGCACTCACCTCTGTTCAAAGTGTGGGGAGTTGGTATAAAAATAAATAATGAACCTACCGAATGGTTCGGAGCTGAAGAATGTGCTGACGCTATTGCACAAATACAATGGGCTGAAGCTGCAGTCGTGTGTCACAACACCCTGTTTGACGCGTACATACTTACTCAATATTACAAAGTATATCCTAAATATTATTACGACACAGCGGCCATGGCCCGGGGGCTTGCACCCAATGAAAGTTCATCATTGAAAAACACCTGCGAACGTATGTTTCCTAACGACAAAACAATGCGTAAAGGCGACGAACTTGTAAATGCAAAAGGTATATTTGACTTACCACCAGATGTAGAAGAACAAATAGCTGGTTATTGTATACAAGATGTTGACTTAACCTATGCGTTGTATAACGTAATGCAACCTAATTACCCACAGTCAGAACTTGACCTTATAGATTTAACTTGTCGTATGTATGTAGAACCAAAAATATTTCTTAATCGTACATTACTACAGGCCCACAAAGACGACATTGCCACAAATACTGCACAACTCATCGATGCTTCCGGGCTTACACGTGCACAATTAGCTTCACAAAAACAATTTGCTGAATATTTAGAGTCACTCAATATCACTGTGCCAACTAAAAAATCACAGCGAACTGGTTTAATGATTCCTGCGTTTAGTAAGACAGATAAAGCTTACACTCAAATGTGTGCTATGTATCCACAGTACAAACACATCTGGGATGCAAGAGAAGCTGTAAAGTCACGTATTGAAGAAACACGTGCACAAAGACTGCTAGACGGATGTAATCCAGACGGAACTCTTTCCGTGCCATTACGATACTATGCAGCACATACAGGCAGGTTCGGTGGTACAGAAAAGATAAATTTACAAAACTTACCTCGCGGTTCCAAACTTCGTAGTGCAATACAAGCGGGCCCTGAAGAGATATTGTATATTGCAGATTTATCAAACATTGAAGCACGTATGCTTGCTTGGCTTGCAAAAGAACAAGATTTACTTGATTCATTTGCAGCAGGAGAAGATGTGTACAGTAATTTTGCGTCACAGATTTATAACCGACCCATTACAAAAGAAGACAAACTTGAAAGATATGTTGGTAAAACAGCAATACTCGGGCTGGGTTATGGTATGGGTGCCAACAAATATCAAGCAATACTTGCACAAGGTTCACCGGCAATTGATGTTACACAAAACACTGCCCTGGGGATTGTTGCACAGTACAGAGCAATGTATCCAAACATTCCCCAGCTTTGGAGTATAGGTAAACAATTACTGTTTTACATGTTAGACAGGACTGACTCAAGTTATACATATGGACCGTTAACCGTAGCTAGTAATGCACTCAAGTTGCCTAACGATATGTATTTACAATACCCACACCTGCGATATAACAACGGTGAGTTTTTGTATGACTCAGGACGCAATGGTATTACACGCACGCACGGCCCTAGACTGGTAGAGAATATTGTACAAGCTCTGGCCCGAATTGTAATAACAGACCAAATGCTTGCTATACAAAAAATCCCCGGGATCTCTGTTGTACTAACCGTACACGATGAAATTATTGCTCTTGGTTCAGATAAAAATGCTGATGAGACATTAGCAACAATAATGGCTATAATGAAACAACCACCAACTTGGTGTACAGAACTTCCTCTAGATGCTGAAGGAGCGTACAGCAAGATATACAATAAATGATAAAAAAAGCTATTAATATACTTTGGAACCAAAAACCTTCAGATGCTTGGGCTGACCCTGACCCTGACGATTTAACAGTTGACAATGCATATAAAACACGTTGGATTTGGTATCACACAATACTTGGAATTCAACTGTTTATATTAATTGTGCTACAAATAGCGGTATTAGTTGTATTATCCGTAAAATTATGAGTAATTTAGTACTTAGCCGTCGCAAAAAAGAAAGTATTGTTATACATATCCCGGAGCTCGGAGAAGTAATTTGTACGTTTACTGTTACAAATTTAGGACCTAAACAAGTAAAGCTTGCATTTGATGCAGAACCATATGTTAAGATAGACAGAAAAGAAATTTTTGATAAACAGGAGTAAAAATCATGGAGATAATATTTCTCAAAGCTAAACAAAAGCTTGTTAAAGAAATAACAACTGACGAAACAAAACCCTACCCATTAGTAAAAAGCTTTACCTCTGAACATTACAATATAGAACCTAATCAAGAAGGTTTTAATAAGTTTTACGAGTTATTACAAAAACATGCAGCTGCAGGTCATGCACTACACAAAGGGGATTTAAAAAGAAAGCTAAAAAATGAATCGCGTGCATTAATGACTGATCGTGCTGCAAGCACACAATTATTAGTGCTAGATTTAGACGGTATACAATTCCCAGGATCTAAAAGTAAGTACAACACTTATGATATTCAAAATATTGCTGAAGCTTTTGTGCAATATTTACCATCAGAATTCAGTAATGTAAGTTATGTTGCACAAGCATCTGCGTCCCTGGGGATGAAAAGTAACAAAATATCAATGCATTTGTTCTTTTTACTTAATCATACTGTACAGCCAAGGGCTCTAAAAGAGTGGTTTCGTACACTTAATTATGAAATAGATATACTCGCTGACCAGCTTGTACTGTCTGCTAACGGTCAAAGTATATCTTATCCACTTGATGTAAGCTTAGCTGACAATTCTAAACTTATTTATATAGCACCACCCAAATTTACAGGTGTAGAAGACCCAGTTACTGGAGACAGGTTTGTAAAGATAGACCGTGGTTCACCAACTCTAGACATAAGTAATTTAATACGAGATGTAAACCCTGAAAAAGTACACAGCTTGTCCACACAAATAAAAGATGGATTACGTAAAAAAGCAGGGCTTGTTAAGAAAAACGAAAAGATATCCACAGTAAATGTAAATGGAGTATCTGAACAAGTACTTCAAAATCCTGATCGTATGAGTATAGAAATATGTCGTATATCAGAACCTTATGTCAACTGTAACATTAACGGAGGCGACAGCGGTGCGTATTACTTTATTCTCACTAATCCACACTACATGTATAATTTTAAAGGTGAACCTATATTTGAAATTGAAAAAGCTGACCCAGAGTTTTATCAAACTATTTTCGATAAATACGCTGATAAAATTGATGGAACTAAGAATATCAAACCCATTGTTCTTCGTGATTTTTATACTGACACTTATTTTAATGGAGTTTTCGATAACACTAAGTCTCAGTTCACTGATGATTACCCACTAACGCCTACACAAAAAACATCTCTGGAAGGTTTTATGCGTACACACAACCGACCAATGCCTGACTTTATACCTGATGCACAAGTAGTATTTGATCCTTCATCAGAAAAAGGTATACAAATGGAAACAGCCCCTTACCATGTCAACCTATACAGAAAGTCTGGTTACATGCTCGGTGCGTCATCTGAAGTACCTGAACTTACATACGGCACAGGAGCCGCTATGCATAAGTACATACCAAATATTACAAAACTTATGCAGCACATACTTGGTGGAGGTAAAACTGAATTTGAGCATTTTGTTAATTGGCTTGCTTATATTTATCAAAACAAACGTAAGACAATGACTGCTTGGATATTTACAGGAGTGCCGGGCACTGGTAAAGGTTTGTTCATACACAAGGTTCTGAAGCCTTTGTTTGGTGAGCAACAAGTACCAATGCGTTCTTTAGAAAACATAGAAGAGCAGTTTAATTTATACATGCGTACAGCTTTATTTCTTGTAGTAGATGAGTTTCGTATGGGTGATTCAGGTAACACAGGTAAGATGGCTGACAAGCTTAAACACCAAGTTACAGAACCCACACTAACAATACGTGCAATGCGTACCAACCAAATAGAATTGCCTAGCTTTTGTAACTTTATCTTTCTTACTAACCGAGCCGATGCAGTTAAGATAGAAGAAGGCGACAGGCGTTACAACGTAGCACCTAGACAAGAAAGTAAACTAGAAGAAACACATCCTGACTTCATTGGTATGCTAGCAGATGTACAAGCAGAGTTATTTAACTTTGCAGGACTATTACAAAAGTTTCAAGTAGATGAGCGTATGGCTCACACTGCATTAGAAAATGACGCTAAAAAAGAAATGAAACAAGTATCGATGTCTGTACTAGAAGAATTTGCAACTGCAATCAAACAAAGCAATCTAGAATACTTTGTAGAAATATTAGATATACCACTTACAAATACTTTTGATGCCGGCGGGATAAGTACAGCGCAAAGGTATATCAAAGACTGGATAGCAAAGTCAAGTACAGAAATTATTATACCTATGCAGCATATTAAACTAGTGTA